AACGTCCATTCCGGACGCTTCTCTGGTTGCCACCACAAGAAAGAATTCACGCTTAAACGCATAAATTTGACGGGCGCGAACGATCTTCGCTTCCTTAGCTCGCCTCTCCAGCATTTTTGTTTGCAATGGGTTGTTTTCCACCACCATTGTCAGCCCCCCATCATCTTCGCAAACAGACGCTGGTTGTCCTTGTTGGTGTACCAGGCGTCAAACTCTGTTGCAGACATCGAGGCGATGGTCTCTGCCGTCATGGGTTCTGCTGCATTCCGGCCGCCAGGCGTTGCCAGAGTGCGGGAAGCGTTCTGTGCGGCGTCGATCGCAGCGAGCTTGTCGGGGAGCGCCACCTTGCCGGGGTCTGCCGGCGCAGCAGGAGCGTAGCCGTAGGCGGCGGCGATCTGGTAGACCACCTCGGCAGGGTTTTGGCCCTTCTGCTTGGCGTTCATGACGATGTGTCGCAGCTCGGCGTTGATCTGGTTCAGCCGCCCCTGCTCGGTCGAGAAATTCGGGTCGATCGCGCCGAATGCGGCAAGCTGCTTCGTACGCGCGTCAGACAGGAACTTCACTGCATCGCCGAAGTCCGTCTTCTCAGCGGCGTAGGCGTTTGCCGATTCGCTCCAGTGCGACCAGATTTCGCGGTCCTGCTCGGCGACGGTGCGCGCCTGCTCTTCCTGCTTCTCGCGGCCTGTGACCTTCTCCTCGAGGGCCTTGATCTTGTCGCCCTGCCATTTGGCGTAGGCGAAGATGTCTTCGTTCGGATCGGGCGGGCCTGCTGGCTCTTCTGCGGCCGGCTGATCCTTGAGCTTCAGGATCGTGTTCCAACGGTCGTCTAGGATCGCCTGCTTCTTGCTGAGTTCGTCAAGAGCGGCCTTGGTCTTCTTGTGCTCCTCGCGTTCGGCGTGAAGCGCCTGGTGCGGGACGAAGCGGCCCTTCTCATCACGCTCGGACGGCTGCGGCTCAACCGCTGCGGCGGGATCGATGACAGGCTCGAGAGCCGTATTGTCCGCCACTGGCGCCGGGGCGTCGGCCGTGATTTCCGTGTTGCCGCCGGATTCGAAATATGCTGCCTCGGAAGGCGAAAGCGATACGCTGCTCTCCATCACTTCGCTCCCTTCTTGGCAGGAGCCTTTTTGGGCTCGCCCTTCCAGAAGCGTGTCACGTCATGGTCGATCCAGTCGGTGACGGTCTTTGCATGCGTGCCGGCCGGGAATGACTGACTGCGCTGGACGCCGTTCGGCATGAAGATTTGCACCAGCACTTGCTCCCCAGCATCGAACTGGATTTGCACGCCTGCCTCGTCGGCATGCTGTTTGATAAGGTCGTAGTTCATTGACACCTCTGCCCGTCACGTGGGCTTACGAAACGCGATGCGCTCGCGTGAGCGAAGCCGGCTGAATGCCGGGATTAGTCTGCTGCGGATGAACCGCGGCGAGAATTGGCGTTCTGCGCCCTGATGGCGTTCTGGTGCTCCTGCACGGCCAAACGACCGGCGTCGTTCATGGCTTTCTGCGTACCCAGGGCCATGTCTATCTTCGCTTCCTCGCTCTTGACGAAGAGGTCGAGCATCTTGGCGGCCGTATCGATGTCGGCCTGCTCCTGGCTGGATTGCATGTCCATCTGCTTGAGTTGGATGTCGAGCGCGCCCTTGGCCTGGACCGTCTGCGCCCTGATTTCCTCAGGCGATGGCGGCGGCGGATTGGCGGCGGCTTCAGCCTGGGCCTTTTCTGCCTTTTCCTTCCATTTCTGGACGAGCGAGGCCGGCAGCGGCGAGTAGGCAAGAACCTCAAGCGTCGTGTCTGGCGTCATGAAGTCCTTCACGAACGGCATAAGCTGCATCAGGACGCCCCATGTGCGTTCCTTCTCGTTCGGAGAGGTCGGCGCATCGTCCACGATGATGTCGTATTGCGCATCAGCCCGCTTCACGAGCGGCACATACTGTGCTTTGCCATCGCCAACGATGCGGATAAGGCGACCATCGCTCAGATAGTTCTGAATGAGGTAGAGCATGACCTTGCCCTGGCGCTTCCGATAGCGCCGCAGGGCGTTGAAGAGGGACGCCAGCAGGTTCAGCGACGATTGCTTGCGCTGGTATTCAAGAACGCCGGCCTGATCGACCTCACGCGTGCCGAGGAATTCGGGAGACAACCCAGTAACCTGGCTGATTGCTTCCTTGCTCTCGTTGAACAGCGCGAAGAAACCGGTCGGAAACTGCGCTGCAGGCTTTTCCTTCACCTTCGGATTCTGGCCAGAAAGAGATCCGTCCTTCATCCATGTGATGGCGTCTGACTTGGCCCATGTTTCCTCGGCCTGCAACTGGCTGTCGAAGGCGCTCTTCTCTGCCAGCAGGCCGCCCTTGGACTGGCTGTTGAGCAGATACATGACCTGGCTGAAGAACTTGTTCGACCAGCGCTGTGGGTCTTTCACAGCCCTCACGATGCCGTAGAACTGCCCGCTGATCTTGTCGCGGTAGCCGGTGATGCACTCCCATCCGAACATGCCAGGAGGGACAAGCGGCTGATCGGGCTCGGCCAACACCTCTTTGCCGATGAAGGCGCGCTTCACGACGTTGCGATACTGGCGGACGGCCGGGAAATTCGGGTACTGCTTGCGGATAAGCTTGATCTGCTCTTCCGAGTATTCACGCGGCTCCTGGCTTGGAACGCCATTCGCATCGATCGACGGGCCGCGGTAGTATGGCACCTTCTCAAACCACCGGCATTCAACCAGCGTGCACATCTTTCGCTTATAGTCGCCGACGAACTCTTGCTGATCGCCCTCATAGAGATCGGCCCTGTCCTGATCGTGCGGCTTGGCCGGATCGCTGGCGAGCGTCTTTGCCCATGAAGCGTTCAGCAGTTCCTTCGGAATATCCGGGAACATCTCTTCGACTTCGCCGAAAGGCTTTTCGCAGACGTACCAGAGGCGGCGGGCGTCTTCGAGGTTCGGCTTGGTCGCGTTGCAATCCCAGGCCATTTTCAGCGGATCGAGGCGTTCGACCTTCGGCGCTCCATCAGGCTCGCATTCGAAGTCAAGGCGGGTATCTGTCCAGCCCATGCCGCAAATGACGGTGTCTTCGAAGGCGTCGGACTCTTCGTCCTCGGCTGCAGTCTGGTCACGGAACCATTCGCCGGCGGCCGTCAGAACCTCGTCAGCTAGCGCATCGCCTTCTTCACGAGGGATATACTGGACTTCCCGGCGGTTGTTGATCTCCGATCCCACGACGGCATTGACGAGAGGCGCCGTGCGATTGAACGTCATCACCGGCCGGCGCTTGGCCCGAAGCTTGCTGATGTCCTCTTCGGACCACTGATCGCCGGAATAGAACCCGAAGTCCTCGCGGGCCTGCTCACGCCACTCGACGACCTTGGTGATATCTTCCGTGTACCAGCCCTTCAGCTTGCGCGTCAGATCGTCGAAACGGCTGAGCGACAAGCCTTCGTCTTTGGTGTCTGCTTCAGCCATTATTCAGCCATCCATGACGAGGAAGCCCCGTAAGAGCCGCCATATCTGCGCCTTGTCGAAGGCAGGTAGGGTTCTTCGTAGTCGATGCACATGAGGCCGAAGGAATCGGCGCCGTGTGAAGCCCAGTCGTGTTCCGGCCCAAGGCCAATCCCGCGTTCTTCGTCGATCTTCTCGTGATACCAGCCGAGGGCATCCAGGCCTCCCGAGCATTTGGTTTCATCGAAGCGGATGCGGGCAAAGATGCGCCTGGCCGCCTCGACGCGCTTCATCGCCGCGCCTTTGCCTTGGTTGGCGACAGTCTTCACATCGAAGCCGGCGTTTCGGATATGGTCCTCGTATCGGATCGCCGTCACCACATCCCGTTTTTCCCCGTCGTGAGGAAGGATGCAGGTGGCATTCCCGTACTTGTTCGAGCGCAGCCAATCGAGATGAACCGCGAGCGGCTGATTCTCAGCCTCGTAATAGTCGATAACTCGGAGTTCCATGCCGACCGTCTGGGCAATCCAGATCGATGTCGCATCACTCACGCCGATGTCGAAATAAGCCTTGACTGGCATAAGCGGATCAAACGGGACCGCGCCTATCCTGCCTTCCATGCGAGCCTGGGCAAGTGCCTTTGCGAAGTAAGCGCCATCGACCACGCTCTTGAAGTCGCCTTCCCATATGTGGTCGTATTGCTCGGGTCGCTCGTTCAGATCCTTGAGGCGCACGCGATCGAGAATGGCAGGAAACCAGGGGTTATCCCGCCAGTTGATTGTCGCGATCTTCGTCCTTGGGTCGTTCGAGTGCCCAAACCGCTTGTTCGTCGAACTCTTCTTGCGCTCGGGGTTCCATGTCACCCAAAGCTCGCTGTCTTCCTCGCGAAGCGTCGGGATGAGCTTGATCCAGGCTTCTTCAGTGACGGGCTCGGCTTCATCAACCCAGCAAAGCAGGATGCGGGACTTCGACTTGACGCTGTCCACATTGCGATCGAGGCCGGTGAATTTGTAGGAGATGCGCCCGTCCTTGGTGCGGACGTATTTCTCCCCGATCTCGTAATGGGCCTCAAGCCAAGGTTCCGATTTGATCGCCGCCTTGATTTCCTCAAGCGAGGAATCGTCGAGCGAGTTCATGAACTGGCGACCGCAGAGGATAATCCCTTCCCTGCCTGCCATTGACCACATGTAGCCGCGGACTGCAGTCATCTTGGCAAAGCTGCGTGTCTTGCCTGAGCCGCGGCCACCTTTCGCTCCTCGGATATCAGCTTCACCGGAAAAGACCGGGATCAGCTTAGGAGGAAGCTCAATCTGAGCTGTCGTCATGGCTTGGCGCAACCAATTCAATGCGCGTTATGCTGCGGAGCGGGTTGTCAGGATCGCCGGAAAGCTGGACTTTGTCCGTGAACATGCCGAGGTGCTTTCCGATGTCTACGAGAGCCGCGCGCTTGTCATGCAGCTTGATCTTCAGGCCTCCGGTCGAATTCTGGCTGATCTCGGAAACAGCAGCAGCCGTGTCATCGTCGATCTCTTCACTTGATACCAACTGGACTTGGTTGGTGACGATCGTCTTGATGATGGCGATATCGCCGCCTTCAGGGTTGTCTTCCTCGTGGATCAGCGAAGATTGCCATTTCACGGCTCTTCGAATGTCTGCGAACCCGATCTTGGCAAGCTCCTTGAGCACCCGATCGGCAGTGATGTCGGTGCGCTTGGCGCGCAATTCCATGGCTTGGGAAATCGCCTTTTCGATCTCAGGTTTCTTCAGGTTCTCTTGCCCGATCGAATAAGCCGTGTTCTCGCTGTATCCAGCGCGGATGGCCGCCTGTGTGGCATTGAGGTCGATGAGGTATTCGCGAACGAACGCCCGCTGCTTGGGGGTGAGTTCATTCTCCCATTCTTCGGACATCGCCTTAAGCCGTCATCGCCGAGATTTCGAGTCCGGGGCCGATAGCAATTTCAATCCAGCCGCCGCTCGGGACATAGTATGCGGTCGTTGCCGAGGCCGTGCCTGAGACGCGGACATAATGCGCTGCGTCCACGGCGTTGCATCGAGCAACGAGCGTGCCCTGCTGCTGCTTAGAAGCAGTCGTTGCAGTGCCGATCGTGCTGGTGCTGATGGCCGAGCCTGAGGTCGTGAGCGCTTCAGCGATTACCGGCGCGCCGTCGTAGAGAACCTGAGACGAGCCGCCGGCGCTTGCGATCAGGCGCCCCCGTGTTACGGAAACGTGGAGAGTAGCCATGAGCGGTCACCTTTAGAGTTTGGCGATGGGTTGACTATCTACCGCATTCGGCTTTCGCCCGGTGAGCCACCCCCATTGCTGGCCGGTTGAGATTCTGTGAATGCTGGCCTCTGACACTCCGTACATCCGAGAAATCTCGCGGTTGCGGATGCCAAGTTTTAGGTCTCGGTCAATTCGTATTACGTCTCGGTTCTTCAACACGGAAAAGTGCTGCTTCTCTCCGTACGGAAGCGTTCCATGCTTCGCCATGTCAGCCTTATTGTCGGAGCACGTCCCCCACCGAAGATGGCGGGGGTTCACGCAACCAAGATGGCCGCGGCCGCATGAATGGCATGCCTGCATATCCGGGCCAGGGTCGCCGTGGGCCATGATGCACATCGCACGATGAGCTCCCATCGACCTTCTGCCCTGGTACTGGATAACCCCATACCCTTGGATATTTTTGGAAGAGAACGGCCACGCAATGCAGTCGTCCTCTGACGTGTCAAGCAGGCTCTGGAGGAACTGAATGTGCGAACCCGCCGGAGTCTTGGCGGGCTTACTCATATCGACACCATTCTTGCTCCGTTGATAGTGCAGCCCGCACAAAGCCTTTGCCACGACCTTGCGGCCGCAGTCTTCAACACAGCAAATAGCCACAGGTTTATATCCGATCGGTA